TAGAATACAAGACCAGAAGGAAGGTTCATTGGCTGAACAGAAACGAATTCCTTAGCAGCGATTTGTCCGAAGACCTTACGTACTAATGGAAGAGCGATACCTGCCCATTCTGCACCTTGACCTACTGAGAAGTTACCGTAGCCAGAACCGCCACCTACTGATGACTGTTCAACTACAAGTTGCTTAGCTTGGTTTTCGAGGATAAGAGACATGTTATTCTTGTCGGTTTCTGAGCGAAGACCTTCAAGAAGACCAGTCACTTCCCACTTTGCAGCTAGTTTAGCTGCGTCAGACTGCATGTTCTTCCAACCGGAAGCTGCAGACTCAAGAAGTTGTTGTACTTGTGACATGTTTAAAATTTGGTTTTTTGTTTATTATTTTTTGATACCCGCTAAGACTTTCCATCTAGCGAATTGATCGTTTACCTCAAGGATTGGTTTCTTTTCTGGAGCCATACCTGCTGCTTTAGAAGCCATACCTCTCATTGATTCAGTAACTGGTGACTTAGTTTCCTTAATCGTAGTTAATGTTTCGTAGATAAGTTTTGCTTCTTTTACAGAGGCAGCTTTATCAAAAGCTTCCAATACCTTTACTTTTTGTGTTTCATTTAAGTTCTTAGCTCTGAAGATCTTATTAGTGTAAAGAAGTTTAGCGTTAAGGAGTTTTACTTCTGAAAGAGTTGAAGCTAATTCTTCAATTTGACTTTGCATTTCTTCTACTTCAGCTTCGCTAGTTGCTTTTTCACCTTTTACAGCGGCAATAACTTTTTTAGCTAAAGCTTGAGCAGCAGAAGCACCAGCAGAAACTCCTAAAGCACCAGCAGCCATTGCGGCTATAGCTTGTTCAGGGTTTTGCATGACCATTGAAGTGATATCAGCGATATTTACTTCATTTACTTCTTCTTCTTTACCTTCCATAATTTCTTCTTCTTCAGATTCTTCATCTTCCATATCGATGTCGATATCTTCTTCTTCATCGCCTTCTTCCTCAAAGTTTTCACCGGCTTCTAATTCACCAGCGGCAACCATATCGGCAATTACATCTTCGATTAAGGCTTTAAGATCTTCTTCAGACATGTCTTCAAGATCGATTTCTTCGTCTTCACCTTCTACTTCTTCTTCAGATTCTTCCTCTTCGGTTTCCTCTTCTTCTTCTGCTTCAGTTAGACTTTCTTCAGTCTTTTCTTCCATGCCTTCAGTTCTTTCTTCCTCATCGAGTTCGGCTAGGAGTTCTTCTAGGTCAAGTTCATCTAGGTCTTTTTCTTCCAAATTACCTTTAGGTGAAGCGCTAAATGCGTTACCAACACCTTCTTCACTTGGGTCGTTTAAAGTCCCTAAACGCTCTTCCATTTTTCCATCCTCACCGTAGTTCTCATCAGTCATCTCTTCGTTTACATCTTCCTCTTCTTCCATTTCCATTTCAGCTAATTTAGCTGCAAATTTCTCTTGTAAGTAAGGAGTAAATGCTTCCTCGAGAGCTGCTTTGGCATTTGCAATAGCTGCTTCTTTAACAGATTTAGCATCAGCAATAGCCTCCTTTAAAAGGTCTCTACTGTTTGACATTTTCCTCAAAATTTAGTTTGTGGGGTACGGTTATTATTTTTATGAACCGTAATAAGAATTATATATAAACCCAATGCTATATAAAAGATAACATACTAGGGTCGATGATACATATATAGGGATCTATCAAAAATAAAAAAAAAGGGGAAACTTTCGTTTCCCCTACCCAAGGTAGCGTCCGAGGGAAAATTTATATAATAGGGCAAGTTCCTTTAGCACATAAGATATCTGTTAAGATACCATTTACTTTACCATAAGAACTTGCTTTATATTCTTTTCCTTCATTTACCAAATGCATATATGAGCCTGGGTTTGAAGGGGTTGAGACAAAGTCCCAACATAGGAGTTCGAAGTCGTCTTGTACTTCCATCATACCACCAGACATAGGTTTTAGTGAACCCATACCTCTTGATGATACACCTACCATTACTCCGTTATCAATAAGTGCTTTTAAAATGTTACCTGATACTGTTGGTAGAATTTCGATTTTACCTATGATATTATCGCCGTCCCACCATAAGTCACGAATGATGTGACAAACGTTTTTTAGGTTGATTATAGACGAATCTGGGTGGTCTAATTCACCTGTGGCTCTGTTTTGTTTAACCACATCCATGTATTTTTCTATTTCTCGTCTCCAGAGATCTTTAGCGTAATATCTACCATTACCATTTTTAACTTCGGCTGAAGCTAAGATACCTTCAACAATAGGATTGCCTGCTGGAGACTTATAGCCTTCAGTTAATTGAACAGGGGCAACCTGGAATGGTAGGGTTTCAATAAGTACTTGTTTCATTACTTTTTCTTTGGTAAGTCCCCGTATCCGCTAGCTTTGTATTTTCCTTTAGCAGGTTCACCTTCACCTAAACCAGCTACATCTTTTGTATAGCCAATTCCTTTAACTCCAAACGCAGCAGTTTCTACATAATGTGAAGGGTTATTAGCTAAATTCTTTCTAACAATTTCTTTTAATTCGTCTACAGTTTTGTCAGCATTCTTAGGATCTTTCATTTCAGCGTAGTATCCTTCTAAGAATTCTTCACCATAAAGATTATCAATGTCTTTCTTATTAGAATAATCAAATCCTGTTTCTCTTTGATTATCTACTACTTCTTTAGAAAGTTTATCATTTACTGCTTTAGTTTCATAGGCACCAGATGCTTTAGGAGCTTTAACTGGAGTTTCTTGTTCTGAAGCTTCAGTTAAGTAAGAATTAAATGCTTGAAAAGGATCAAATAAACGTTTAGTTACTATACCACCAATACCTTCATTTAAGATACCCTTTTGTTTTAGGATAGTTGTAGCCTCACCATATGTAGCAAAGTTAGTTACATATTCTGGGAATAATCTACGAGCAGATTTCAAGAACATATCTTTATGTCCTTTTCCTTCCTGGATTAGATTGTATTGTTCTTGTAATGTTTTCATGATTATAGGTAAAATAAGGCAGCTCCTGAGGATAAAGAAGCACTTGTTACAAAAATAGGTATAGTATAACCAGCTGGGATTATCCATGCAGTGGCTGCTAATTCTGAGTTATTAGCATCTTTTAGTCCAGTGATAGTTACTGAACCTGATACTGCAGTAAAACCGGCAAATGAACCGGTCACTGATGTTGTTGTTACTACTCCTGTAGCATTTACTGGAACGTTTGCCATGTTATTCTTCTCCTGTTAATAATTGTTCAATGTCGTCTAAGTAACTTAAAATTAAGTCTGTTGGTTTAACTACAGAATATGATTCTGGTTTGTCAGTGTAATAAGCTATAGTTTCGTCTTTAGCATTATCTATAGCTGGGTATAGGGAATTTAAGCGCTGGGTGATTTTATCAAAAGCAGCAATGCGTTCCTCTTGATACACTTTTGCATCTTGAGGTTGAGTGAATGCTCTTTCTTTAACTAATTTATACTTATACATGCTTATAAATATTACTTACCCCATAAATATTTAGTGTCTATAGCCTTAGATTGGGCAGCTAATTTCTTACTATCAACAGGTTTAAAACCAAAGTTTTTAGTATAGTAATTATTTTTTACACCAGTGGCTCCTGCTTTAGGTCCTTTACCTAATGAAGCACCAGGATTAGCTTCACCTAATTTTTTCATTTTAGGGGCTAATTTATAAGCATATTTTGCTCCATATTGAGGACCTTGACCTACTTGAAATCCTCCTGCTCCAGGTCCACCTCCTACACCAGACATTTCAAATAAACCTTTGATAGCATTATATTCAGCTGGATAGGTTTTTCTAAGGTGAGTTCTAATTCTATTTCTTAATTCTCTATATTCTTTAATATAGGCTAAGAACTCAGGATCTTTTCTGATATCATCAGTGGTAGCCATACCTTCTAAAGTCTCTAAAGCTCTGTTTAGATCCTTAACTAACATTTCAAAATCAGGGATGTAGATAACGTCTGATTCAAACTCGGCTTCTCCACCAGGAGTAGGTACAAGTTTAAATTTTCTACCGCGTAAAGCTTCCTTGATTTTATTTGTTAGTTCCATTGGCTATTTTAAGTTCTTCTACTAGTTCACAATATTGGAGTAGGTCAACTATATTCTCGTTTCTGATAGGTTGGGTTTTTTCAACCTCAACGATTAGAGGTAATACCTCAGTTAGTTTAATTTGAACAGCCTTGTCTGTTATGGTTTTGCTAATGGTAGCTAACTCTTCTTTGAGTTGCTGGATTCTATTATTATAGAATGTTCTTAGTTTAGGGGTTGAATCAACTGAAGTGATAAATTCTTTAAGTACTTCTTTTTGTGACTCATATAGACCTGAATACTTACCATTGAATTTCTCTAATAAGATTTTGTAAGTTAACATTCTTACATCCTTATCATAAGTTTGAAATTCTTGAAGAACTTCATCTTTTGCTTTTTCTTCTTTAACTACTGGGGTAGATAAATGCTCTAATAGGGTAAACTTATTTTCAATTAACTGAGTAGGGTTAGTAGCATCAGTTGTATGTTCAGCTTCAATTAAAGTATATAAAGCAGCAAATGGCTTATAATTGTTTAATTTGGTCTTAAAGAATTCATCTAGATCGTAATGTTCCTTAATCTCATTGATTAGGTTATACTTTTGTCTACGTAAAGAAGATCTATTTAGTTTTTTAGATGATTCTAAGATAGTTTGAATTAGAATGTTTGCTTTAGCCTCATTTACTTTATTGGTCTTGCTTAGAGTTTCATATAGTTTTAACTCTTTACCTAATTCACTTTTTACAAAATACTTCTTGATAATGTTTAATGCAGGTGATTGACCTCCATTAAGTGTATCTGATGTTACTTGTCTAACAAGCAATTCAAAAAGAATACCAGTATTTTTATATTTTGAATGCTTAATATTCATTCTATCTAGGATTTATTATAAATATATAAAGATATTTACTCAGTCAAGTTAGACTCATCTAATAATGATTCTGCCGACTTATTTTTAGCGTAAACTATCTCTTTACTTAGCGATTCTAGTAAAGCTTTATTTTTATTTTTTGTGTTTTCTAAAGCTAAAGGTGAACCTCCTTTGTAATTAGGAGTACCATATCCTTCTTGATCGTCTTTTTTATTGTCTTCACGACCAAGTCTGTCTCTACCAAATGCGTTGTATTGGGTATTGATATTAGAAGCCTTTTCTTCAGGTCTACCTAATTTTTTATCCTCACCATATCCATCAGGTACTTCACCATTTTCATATCTTCCTCTACCATATAAAGAAGCTAGGTCATGTGGTGTGCCATATGAACGACCTGTTTCAACTGGGTCATTACCTTCTTCAGTAATTTGTTGGATTCTAAAGTTACGTTTAGCATCCTCAACTGCTAGATCTCTATACTCATCATATTGGTCAGCACTGAATTGGAATACATTATCATAGATCCAATCTGAAGGGATAATTTTAGTGTCTAGCATTTCTTTAGCTAGGGCTACTTTTTCCTTAAGTAAGGCAATCTTTTCTTGTTCAGCAATGATTGAAGGAGTAGTTAAGCTAAGCTCAAAGTTTGTTAAACTTTCTCCATCATATCCTTGAGTGTAAAGGTGTACTAAAGCAATTTTATATAGCTCAGATAATACAATACGTTGAATGCGATCAATTGTACGAGCGAATCTAATATCTTCGGCAGCTAGAGTTGCTTTACCTGTTAAATCCTTTTCATAACCCATAAAGGCTTTAGGTACCTTAAGGGCAGCAAATAACTTATCTCTTAAGTAAGTTACGTCTTGAATACCATCATAGTCTAGACCTTTTGTAGTGTCTATTTTAGTGGCTGAATCATTTCCTCTTACTGGGATGTAGAAATCCTCAAGTAAGTTTTGCATGTTATACTTTAAGTTATACTCACCTGTTTTTTCATCCATTAATGGAGTACGTTTCATAGTTGAGATAGTTTTCTGCATAAATGCCTCTACCTCTTGAGGTGGAATATTACCTACGTTTACATAGAAAATACGTTTTTCTGGGGCACGAGCAATTCTATGAATAAGCATCGCATCCTCCATTAACACATATTGTTTGAATAGACGACGTGCTGGTTCAAGATATGAACGGCCATAAGGAAGATAGTTAACGTCTGTTAATAAACGGAAGTGAGCTATCTCATAGTTGTCAAATGCAATTTGGTTAGCATCTGGTTTAGTGTTTGGGGTTGAGTAGTAACCTGAACCTCCAGTGTAGTATCCATCAGGTGAGTAAAGGAATTGTACTTTAGATGGATTAGCCATATCAAAATTTTCACGTCTTTGAATATGGTAAGCAGTATAAGGTACTACATTATAAACACCAAATTTTTCTGCAATTTCTAACTTGATAAAGAAATCACCGTACTTACACATTTGGCGAATCCAAGACCAAAGATTGAATTCAATGTTAAGTACATCGTAAAATAAGTTATAAAGAATTTTTTGGATGTCATCGTCGCTACTTCTAATTTGAAGTACTTCACCCATATCATTCTTTAGAGTACATTCGTCAGCTATAATATCTAAGGCAGATGCTACAATTGCGTCTGTATCCATGGTATCATAGTCATTATATAAATAAGTTCTAAGATACTGATATTGTAGGTTAAATTGTTGTCCTAAAAGAGAGGTAGCAGCTGGGTTAGTATATATTTTACTAAATCTGTCTACTAGAGAATTAGTTTGGAATTCACCACTAGTTTGAATATGATCAGTATCAACTACTTTTAGTTGACTTCCTCCTTGGTTCCTGATGACTACATCAGTTGAAAAGAGTCTTCTTAATCTTGAAAAAATACTAGTATCAGCCATTGCTTAGTTTATTATCATAAATATTAAAGGAGCCAGCGGAGATCCTCTTTTTGCCCTCCCATTTCTTGAATGTAAGGATTAGGCATTGAATTACCTGTAAATACACCTGCTGTGGTATTTTTAGCCATACTGTTAAGAGCGGCTCGGGTCATGTCTAGACCTTGTTGCTGGAATTTAAGTGAAGTATCTCTTAAAAACATGGCTATACCAAATGACATTACTAAGTCATCATTGTAACCTGATTGAGCTTCAGGGCGTCCATTACGCCATACAAATACTTTCATTTCTTCTAGTAAACGTTTAGAGTTAATAGTGACACTTCTATCACCAACATATTCTCTAAATTTATTTACAACCAAAGGTCTTGTTTTCATTGACATAGTAAAGCCAGGAGTTAAATTACCACTAAACTCATATCGATTAAAATACGACTCAGCTGTTAATTGATCACTCTTAGGTGATGAATAGAAGTTCTGATATCCTCTTTCTTGTATAGTTTCGATAGTGGCCCAACCTACAGAGGCATTTTCTACTACTAATAAAGCATTATTATATTCTGAAGCTAAACCTACAAGAAAATGTCCAAATTCTTTAGGACTTAATTGTCCTTTATATTCTGCTACTTGGGTATTAGTAGCTATATCCATGACATGGGCTGCAGAGAAGTCTTTACCATCACCTCTAGCTACGTCAGCCACTACCATATAGTCTCTAGAGTAATCAGCTGGTTCCCAAACCCATAAATTTTTATCAGCTCCTCGTCTTTCTAGAGGTTCTTTAATAGTAGTTTGAGCTATAAATTCTAACCATTCAGAATAGAAAACAGTATCACCTGAGGTGCTAAAATCACAGTCACATTCTTGGGCTGCAGCTCTAGGATCACCTAGTAATTCGTCTTGTTTCTTTCTCCATTCCTCATCCCTCTCCGGGTGGACATACCATGGTAATTTGATAGGTAAGAAGTCGTTCTCGCTCGCTTCTGCTCTCACCCATGTCTGGTGAAACCAGTTTCCAGTTCCATAAGGGGTGGAGAGTACTATTGCTCCACCACCTGTTGCAAGTGTTTGTTGTGCTGATGCCCATGTTTCTGCTACGTTATCGATAAATGCAGCCTCGTCAATTACCAGTAAAGATACTGCTTCTGAACGTGCCGCATCACTATTTGATGATTTTGCTTTGATTTGAGATCCGTTTGCTAGTCTTAAACTTAAACGGTTGTTTTCTATCTCTTTTACTTTAAGCCAGGAAGGTAAGTTATCATACATGAAACGAACCTTGGTAACCATGTTTTTGGCTGTTTCCTGAGTAGTTGCGAGACACAACACGTTTTTATCTTTATGGAAAGTCATTAACCATAAAGAATAACTAGCTGCTAGGGTTGAAATACCTAATTGGCGAGATTTTAAAACAATGGAATAAGGATTGTCTCTCCATAAATGGAGTACTTTTTCCTGGAATGGGAATAGATTAAAGGTGATTCTGCCTCGTTGTGGATGTTGGATATAGCAGTATTTACGCATAAAGTGCCCTGGGTCTTGAGCACATTTTATATATTCCTGTTGAATTATTTTTCTTAAATCCTGATCACTCATATAAGTTTAATTACAAGAAAGGTTGTGTTTAAAACAGCTACAGCCCATCCGGCTAATGTCTTAAATTTTTCTTGTTTAATTTGTTTATCTTTTACCTCGATAATTTTATCTTTATTTTCTAACATTCCCAAGTAACGTACCTCGTTATCTCTATATAGGAAGATAATAGAGTCTTGCGTGGCAAGCAAGGAATCCTGCCCAGCTGTTATATTGTTTAGAATGGAGATAGAGTCTCTAGCTACAACTAGTTGACTCTTTATAAGTTCACACTCGTTTTTAAAAACTAAAGCATTTTTTAAAGTACGGCAAGGTACAGTACAATATTCCTCAGTTGAAAGCGTTTGTGAACTCGCTAACCAAGGCATCGCCAGTAAGCTCAGAAATACGATTATGTTCTTCATTGTATTTACGTTTAAATAAGTCAGC